AAAAAAACACAATTATACAAAACATATTGAATTTAAAAATAATCAAATTGAATTTATAAAACGTATTTATAATAATAAAATAATATATTATTATACAGATTTTAAAATTATAGCATATGATAATTATATATTTAGAATTAATTATAAATATGAAAATAATACAATAATTAAAAATAAAATATTTATTTGGTCAAGTAATATATTAACAAAGAAGCCAAATTGTTATAGATATAATTATAATAAATATATATTATTAAATATTAGTGGCCATATTAGTGGCCATATTAGTGGCCATATATAATTTATATATATATATAAGTGGCGCCATATGAAACAAAATATTGTATTAGCATTTGATATTGAAAGAGTGGGGGCTACAAGAGAATATGATACAATAGCAATTGGCGCTGTTGTAATGGATTCCAATTATAATGAACTTGGGCGTTATTACTTTGATTGTTATTATTCTGAAACGACATTTGAATCTCGTTGTTATGAACAATTTTGGAGTAAAAATCAAAATATATTAGAAAAAATGTTATACACAGGCCCACAAAGTAAAAATGAAAGAGAAAAAGAAATGATTTGTGGATTTTTTGAATTTAGAAAAAAATGGGAACAATATGCGGAAACTAATAATATGAATTATTATCTTGTTTCTGATAATAATGTGTTTGACGGGGGTTTTATCAATGAATTAATGTTTAAACATATGAGTGATAAATTACCAATTCCGTATAATGCCTCTAAACAAGAATATGATACATTTTATGAAACACATAGCATAATGAAAGGGTTTTTATTAAACCAAAGAATAAATAAAGAGTGGAATTTATTTGAAGAAATAGCAAAAACTATTAATGTGCCCAAATGTGTTGTAAATCACGACCATAATCCTGCTAATGACGCATATGTTATTGCTTTTGAAATGGTATGCTTATTAAATTATGCGCGAATGACTCAAGTGGCGCGAATGCCGAAAGTCGTCTAATATATTTCAAAATCATCAATATCCGATTCTTCAAGGTCTGACTCACTTAATTCTTTAACAGGCGATACCTCTTTTTTAAATAATGAAACCGGCCTTTTCTTTGTAAAATCCAATTTAATTGGCACCATTTTTTTAATACCTGCTTTTTTATTTTTATAATCAATAATAATAAGTTCAAATATATTTTTAGTTGTATCTGATTTTAAATCTAAAATTTGACTAACGGGTTTCATAATTTGATTGGTTAAATAGAATAAATAATCAATAGGTAAATTATTTTTAGTAATAAAATCCGGGGTTTCAATTCTATCGCCTTGTAATGCTTTTTTATCTTGATTTTCAATATAAGCAAATGCGATTCTATCATTTGAACGTGGTTTTGAACCTGGGTCACGTTTTCCAATCCTTTGTGCTAACACATTATGAGATATTCTTGTTGGGTCTTTATAATAAGACCTTAAAGTTTTAGTTAAAATAAAATAAGAAAGGTCAAAATCGCCATTTAATAATTTCACACATTCGCTTTTAATATAATCAATTGCTAATTTTAAATCAAATTTAGTCATAATAATATCTGTCATTCCTCCAAAAACGTGTTTTACAATTTTAGCATTATCGCGTCTTTTTAGAACGATACCCATTGAATTAGGATAATATTTATTAGAATAAGGATTAGTATAATAATGTCCGTGATATCTTTTCTTTGAAATTAACATAAATGGAAAAATCGCTTTTTCAAAATCTAAATTATGTGGTTTTAATAATTGTGAAGATATAGCCGCCCCTGCTTCCATACAATTTATCATTGATTGAAACACTGCATCTAAACCATATAATTGATTACCATATAAATCCACTGTATGAAATTTAATAAATATACTGTCTGTATCACCATAAACAACTAATGATTTGGGATAATTATTATGGCAAAAATCTCTACTAAACATAATTTGACTACGACCAACCGAAGTCGTGCATGCTGAGATTTCAATTAATCTAATAGCACTTGTTGGCGAACCAATCTGACCATATAAACTATTAGCGGTTGTTTTATAAGCTAATTGTAGGCCTTCTAAAACATTCCATTCAAATGTGCCTTTTTTATAATCTTCTTGTTTTTTACGTGTATCTTTGCGCGCTTTTAATAAAGCCATTAGAATATTAGGGATAACACTTTTTTCGCCATTAGGGGGTTGAGCAAATCTACATACTTTATGGGCTTTAATTACTTTTTCTTGTTTTTTCATTTCTTTACCATTTTTATATGTTGATTTATATTCATAAATATCATACATAATATCTGTATAATCCCACCCTGGATATAATCCATTAATTAAATCGCATTCATATTTATTATCTGGGTCAAACGGCGTGCCTCTAAGTTTTGTATAATCTTCGCCTTTATTAATAATTTTAAATCCAATATAAGAATCGTGACTTAAATTATGACTAATCATACAACTTGGATATAGTGAATTAAAATCGGCAACGGCAATTGGTTCAAAATATATATCTTTGTATGGTTTAAGAACAATAGCGCCTTCATATTTTTCTATTTCATCTGGGTCCATCTTATCTAAAACATTAATTAAAAAGCCATATTTTGCGCATTGCTTACTAACGAAACTCAATAATTTGATTCCTTGGCCTCTTAAAAATAAATAAGAAAATAGAACGGAACATACTTGTGCCATACCGCAATTAGTAATATAAATATCTAATTTATCAAATAATCTTTGAACTAATATACAATCCATTAAACAATATTTGGCAATTAATGCTCTATCATCATCACTGCCTTTTTGTTTAATAAATATATCTGAGGGCGGCAAATCATTCTTTGCTTTATTAAGGAATTTTTTACAAACTGCGTCTAATTTATAACTATCCATTTTAAATGTTATTTGAGCTAATTTATACATATCAATTGATATTCTACCAAACATTTGTAAATAATATAATGTATTATCACCAAATGCTGAGGAATTTAAACCTTGAATTTTGAATACTGATAATTCTTCGCCTTGTTTTTTCATACCACCTGCGGCAACTTCTCTTGACACGGTCCAATTAATTTTTCCAATATTATTAAATTCATCGGCAATACCTAATTTTTGAGCTCTTGTATATAAATATTTGTAATCAAAATCAAAAATATTATAACCTAAAATAATATCTGGGTCTTGTTCTTTTACAATTTTAATCCATTCTAATATTACTTCTTCTTCTGTGCTACATTCAATAATAACAACCGTGGCTTTATCTGTTTCTGCTTGTTTAAGCCTTCTATTATTAAGGATTTCTTTAATATATTCGTCGCGTTTTTCTTCTTCAATATTAGTAATATTTAATTCTTTCATAATATCTTCATTGGGAATAATAATATCTTTATTTTCGTCGCCAATTAATGTATCATTATTAAAATGTGAACAACTATTTAATGTTATAATATGTTTTAAATATGGGTCTTTTTCTCCGAACTTTTTAAACACTGAACCGATTTGAATAATGGGGTCACTATATACTTCTGGAAAATGCTTTTGAAATAAAAGATTTAATTCTGTAATTTGTTCGTCTTGTAATTTGGTTTTATTAATAATATTTAAATTATATTTTTTACATATAGAAATAACTTGTGGCATTATTTTATTAATTGTATCCGCTGTGGGTTTTTCATTATCAATTGTAAAAACATTATTAATATTACAATTTATATAATCTTTATCAAATGATAATTGAAATAATAATTTAATAACGTGCGCATAATATGATTTAAATCTAACATTATTTTGCTTATTTAATCTATCTATTTCTAATATAATTAAATTACTCATATTATGAATAGCGTCGGGGTCTTCTATTTCTCCGGAATAATTATCTTTAATAAATGTTTCTAAATTTTTACTTTGTAATGCCATATCAAAATCTTCAATCTTATAATTAAAATTAAATAATTTTGAATCTAAACCACAATAACTTACACCATTGTTATTAAAATTGGAATTAAATGCTAATTGTATATATTTTTTTATTACATTTGATAAATCTTTATCTGATTTATATTTTGTTGTTAATTTTGCCAATCTATAATATTCATTTAATATTTCACGTGATAATTTAATATAATCTTTATCAGCAATTGGGAAATCCGCGTGACTACTATCTGCTTCAATATCCCAAGACATAAATCTAATTTTTGGAATATCTGTTCTTGCGCAATTAGATACATTCTCATAATCTACCGTATAATATTTATCTGTTCTAATATTATCATTATGTAATATTTGTCTATATTTTGTAATTGTTATCCAACCAATTGAGTTTAAATCTTTATTATGAATCGCTCTTAATAATGGCGGGATATTTGTTTCATAGCGGTCATATTTATATGATTCTCCTTTGTTTAATCCTGTGATTGTTAATGGTTTTCTAAATAAATAATCGTATTTTTTAAATGCCTCTAATGATTTAAATTCCAATTTTAAAAATTTAAATGTATTATCACCTGTATAATGTGTAAATGGTTTTTGATATATAATACTATAATTTATTAAATGGTCTTTATATGCTCTATATACTTTGTTTTTTATTTGTGAAATAAATATTTGTAATATATTTTTATTCCAATCTTGTGGTATCCAAATATAAAAATATGGAACAAAATCCGTAATATCAATACAAACCGATTCACCCGTATCAAGACGCCCAAATGCCCTTAATAAATAATTATCTTCATTCGTTTTATATTTATTTGAAGATTCTGATGAGGCACTTGATTCTTCTTCATTGTAATCTTCTTGTATTAAATCTGTGATATATATATCCATATATTATTATTGTTTCTATATGTTCTGGAATATAATCATTATTTTTTATTGCTTTTTTATCTGTTATTAATATTTTTACACTTGAATAAATATTTTCATATCTTACTTTCTGTCCATACGCTATTATTATATTTGGTTGATATTCTGTTATTTCTAAATCTTCTATTAATTTATTATTGTCATC